GTTTATGTTTCCAGATGTCCCAGCAGATCGTGTACGTTATGTTATACCAACTGATCCTGAGGAATTTTGGAATGGATACTCACCACTTCATTGTGTCACCGCTGAAGATGATGCAGATCAGGACGCTGAATATAAAAATGCATTACAGTTATTTTCAATTGTTACTAATGCCCCCTATCAACCACCTATGGCATCCGTTGATGACCATTCGATAGGAGTTAAAGGCACACCGTATCACTCTAAAATGCATATTCGATGCACTAATAATGCTTACCCGAACCCTTCAACAAAAGTTTTAACCGTGGCCGCTTACTGGAAACGTCGACATATGCTTGTTAAGGCATCAGTAAAACCCGAATACATTATCGATGGAAAAGTACAATATTGTCCTCTCTTTAAACATCTACATTTTGCACTCTTAGATCCTATGGATCCTAATAGTAAGGCTAATCCAGACGAAATTGGAGATTTATCAGACTTTTTGATTTTACTCCGAAATAAGTACAATGCTCACATGGAAAATGAGAAAAGAGTTATGGATCTAATGAATAGTACTAGTGATAGTTTTATTTCAAGTCTAGCCGAATCGTATAATAGGAGTGATATTTTACCTGATGCTCAAGGTAAGCTAATGGATCTTATGTTTGAAGGCATACAAGCGTCTCGCATCAAGGCCACTGGCACATACCAGGTATTGAGAAATTATCTAGAGACTAATAGTACTGTTGCCCGTATACTCAAACTTTTGGGTATAGTCGCAGGCATAGCAACGACTACTGTTGCCTTAATTACGATGTACAATTCACTTTTTGGAGAGAAACCCGCTGTAGCGGAAGCTATCCCATCTGGTGATATGAGGACTTTGAAATATAAGAAAATGAAACGACCGGCTTGTTCTGAAGGAACCACAGATAACACCGCTGAAAATCTTGTTACAGAAGTTGTCAAAGGAAGGCAAATTTATGCTGAAATCGATGACCGAAGAACTCTTAAGAGAAACAACATGTGTGGTGTTTTTATTGGAGGCAGATATGCTCTGTTCCCGTACCATTTATTTTTAGCCTCCGATGGAAAAGTCGTAGAAGAGAATTCGAGATTTGTATTAAGAACTGATCAAGCTGTATTCGAACAAATGTTTGAAAGCAGTAGACTAACACGTTTGTGTACACGTAAAGGAGAACCAAAAGATGTCGCTATATATGAATGTACCCTACAGGTGCGAGCTTGGAAAGATATCAGACACCACTTCATTAGTGAAAACGATTTAGCTTATATTGCTAATTGGTCTGATGCAGCACTCAATAAATTTAATTCAGGTTCGTTTGAAAGACAACTTGTCAAAATAACCACAATAGTTAATCAACAATATGCTGTTAATGGTGTGATTGTACCGTATACCATTTATAAAGGATTTCAGTATGACGCTATTACCGTCTCTGGTGATTGCGGTTCAGTACTTGTTGTTTACAATACCCGTATTGTAGGCAAGTTATTAGGTATACATGTAGCAGGCGAACGAAATAAACACCACGGTTACACCGAATTAGTTACTTCAGAAATGTTAGACAGTTTTGTACCACGAGTACAACCACGCTCACGACCTATTACAGTCGAAGACCGTCCAGCTGTTATTTTACCTGA